CCATTCCTGCCACTTCTCTGCTGTCTAATTTCTGTTCAATCTGATTCATAATTTTAAATTCTCCTTGATTTTTAGGCTTGAATCTCTTATTATGAATAAAGAGATTCCGTTTACGAGTTTCTTGTTTTTGAGCAATCACGCCAGTCGCCAAACTTACCGTGTTTGCTCTTTTTCTTTACTCAGATCATTTTCAATTAACTGCTTAACATAGTCTCTCATTGATCGTTCTTGAGATGCTGCTTTTATCTTCACATTTTTGTGAAAATCATCTTCCATTTCAATTACTAAGCGCTTCATCTATTCACCTCCTTAGCTCAGATATTATCACTATATATTTATCAAGTCAAGTATATATTTACAAAATATGTATTATATTTCAAAAGATAAATTGTTTTTTTGTTATTTATGTGTTATATTATATAAAAACAAAGGAGGTGTTATAATATGAGTGATGCAACTTTCTCATCAAGAATTAGAGAACTTCGTACTTCTCTAGAACTAACTCAAACGGAATTTGCAGACCGAATAAATACTACTCAGGCAACTTTATCATCTTACGAAAATACTGATAAAACGCCATCTCTTGATATTGTCAAAAAAATTGCAGAAGTATTTACTGTTTCAATTGATTGGCTTCTCGGCTTGAGTGATATAATTGATGTAAATGATACTCCTCGCACTTACTCCGATATAATTCGCATGCTTTTTAAATTGGAAACTGCTAATTTGATAAATTTTCAAATTCTAGCATATGAGGATCAATATTCGCATAAACATACATGTGAATTTTCGACCACAGATCCATCTATGTTCAATTTTGCTAACGAATGGAAAAAAATCAAAGACTTACACGATGCAAAAACAATTGATGACGAACTTTACAATTTATGGATAGAAAAAACGTTGCAAAAATACGACAAAACCATCGTTCATCCATCCGATGGTTTTATGGAAATTCCAGATACTATTGATGAAGAATTGCCGTTTACCTAATTCATGTCCCCGCCTACCTTGCGTAAGCGGGGATTTTTAATAATGTACATCTGCTCTTAATATGCTAAAATACACTTATTCCATAGCAGAAAGGAGTATCTACCAATGTCAATAATGCAAAAAATACTCGATTTATTCAAACTACCAGACACTATAGATTCTGCCGTAACCGTTCAAGCAACTAACCCATCCACATATACTCCAAACCCTAAAATGGAGCAATATTATAAGCGTGAAGCACATAAAAAGGAGAATAACTTAAACATAACCTATCAAGACGTGGCCATTTATGATATGAACCCCTTTGATTTAAAATCTCCGTTTATTTCAGATGGGAATTTTGTATGCATTGCCCTGTCCGATCACAATTTAGACCTTGCATACACCTATCTCCATGCAACCAATAATCTTATCAAACCATTTCAGAAATACTACAGAGATTCGATTTTCCTCAACACACTCCGAACAGACACCGTATATGAAGGTAAACTACCAACATCTCACCTTCGGCTTACCCCATATACTTCAACCATGCGTAAATGCAAATATCCATTTTATCTATGGTTACATGATTTTGACAATCATGGGTATATGTTTCTTTACACACTTTACTTTGATCAAAACGGAGAATGGAAAAAAGGAGACTTGTCCTTTAACAATAATAATTCAACTATCTCCTATCAATTTCAAATCCGTAATGATGGGCATGAAAATTATGTACGTCGCATAGATAAAACTTTATATAGAGAGCCATACGGAACAACTACGCTTTATATGGATGATCGAAAGGCGAATAAGTAGCCCTTCCACCAATATTACCACACCATTCTCAACTGACCATCCTGCTCCTCCTCAACCCTTCCCATCCTCTGCTTCATGATTCTCTGCACAATCCTCCGCCTCCTGTAAAAGCAATTCCTGCTGATCGGGAGAATGCCGTGGTGTGCTTCCAGCATATCGTAGCTTGTTCCGATCACGATGGACTCTGCCAAATATTCCGCTATGAAGCTGTCTATCTGGTTGCAGATCTCGAATACTTCCTTTTCGTTCACATGCATTCCCCCTTTCAATTTTTGGGCAAAAAAATACCAACCATCATATTTGACGATTGGCATTGTCCTATTTTTTCTTTTTTCGCAGTTCTTGAAATCGCCCTATTGCAATAAACAATGTGCTCAAAACCTGCATTATCAATTCTGCGACATCCACAAAATGCATTTGCATATTAACGTAATCGCTGCCCTCTTCTATTGTTCCATATTGTGCATACAAACTATCTACTGAAGATCCAGAACTCAAACTCTGAATTCCATAAAAAACATAATCAATTTTTTCCTTAATCACTCCAAAATCCAAATTATAAAATTCGTTCATCTCTATGTTCTTGATTCCAAACTCCCATATGATCAGAATCAACAATATGCAGTATCCACATATTTCAATTTTTCTTGCCATAGAATCTTTCAATTTTATACACTTAAAATAAATATAAAACAACACTGCAACAACTACCGCAATAGCAACTAACATTAAAAACATTGCAAACATATTTTCTTCTCCAAATTCTTAATAATATAGATATATTAACAAACCCATCGTCAATATTCAATTGTCAATGTTCATATTTCCCGACACAATTAGGCAAACCCAAATTTTCGGTTTGCCTAATGTTTATCAACTATTTTTATACAGCCATGCCACCTTTACGCCAAATTACATGATATGATTTCATCTGTCCATCAGTTTGCATATACTCGATATCTCTAGGATACCCATGCTCTACATACCAAGAACGAACCATATCTATAACCTCTGGAACATACTTTCTGACTGTTCCTTGCCATTTTCCTTTACTCTCCCATGTATCTGTATACATATTCTCAGGAATATCCAATCGACGAATAATCTCATTTACCGCTTTGTCTGCCGGCTTTCCTGAACTCTGATAATAAATTCCAACGTTTCGAGCAATATGTACCGTGTCAAAATATTGCCGATCTGCTTCGATCATAATTGGAAGTGTCACATCTGCCTTTTCGTAGAGCGATTTCGCTGTAAGAAGCTGTATTTTACTATCACATCCAGCCGCCGCGAGCATAGGTGTAAGTATCTTAACTGCATTATTTACTGCTGATAAACTCTCCGTATGCACGTTCTTGGTTGTTCGCTGTTTCTTCATCTCATAATGTCCTGTCTGACGTAATGCAGGAAGTACTTCATCGGCAACCCAATCTGTAAATTTTTCAGCATTTGGCTTGTGACTCTTGAATACTAACTTATAGACACCACTTTCTGTGATAAAGTTTTCCCCAGTATTATGCAATTTTCTAAAGTTGTATTTAGCAACTTTAGAATTTGTCAGCTTAACTACCTGTTTATCATTCATCTTAGAAACAGCAGCTTTCACTCCATTTTCTCCAATTTCCAAACAAGCGCCTACATGATACGGATTGAATAACACCTGTCCATCAAATTCAAATACTTCAACTTCGTTTCCTTCAAAAATCATTAAATCGTTCATTCTATTTTTCTCCTTGAAAATACGTCTATTTTATAGTTTACTCATATAGATTAAATGATAACTGGTTTATTTATGATATACAAAAGTACAACAAATTAAAAAATATATTGCTTTTTCTACATATCTATCGCGTCCTTATACCGCCTCTCCTGTAACAATATCCCAACGCTCATCCTCAATGAACTGATTTCGGATGATCTCGTCCGTCAGATAGTGCTCTTTGCTTTCGCTGGTGTTTCAACCGTCCATCAGCTTCCGGATCATGTCCTCCTGATGCAGCTCTGCGATATGATCCCGCACGCTTTCTTCCGGGAATGCGATCTGGTAGGTTCGCTCCTTGATCCGGTTCGTGATGCGGTCATCATACTGCAGCGTTTCCAGAGATTCATTACTTGTGAAAATCGTCACTTTCCGGTTTATATAACGCTCATTGATGATCTGGTACAGCTTGTCATTGATCCAGTCTGCCGGCCGTTCCACTCCGAAATCATCAATGACCAGGATATCTGTGGTGCAGAGTGCATCCAGCAAACGGCTCTCACTGTATTCCGCGTCCCGCCGCCATGTATTCTTGATTTCCTGCAGGATGGTCAGTGATACCGCAAATTTGACTGCGTAGCTTTTCATCAGCTCGTTTGCAATCCCTGCCGCAATCCTTGTTTTCCCACTGCCCTTTGTCCGGGACCAGATAAACAGTCCCATCCCCTGCTCCCTCTGGTTCTCAAAATCCCCGAGGTACGCTTTTATGATCCGGCAGGCATCCGACACTTTCTTCCTGCTGTCCCGCTCCCGGTACACATCCATCCGAAATGTTTTCAGTTCCATTCCCCTGAATGCTTCCGGGATATCCGCAAACCGCAGCCGCCGCAACATGATCGCACGCTCCCGGCACTTACACGGCACGGCTGTTTCAATACCGTCCTTTTCGGTCAGAATCCATTCGCTGCCCTTGCAGACTGGGCACACATCAGAACCCTTCGAAACATCCGGAACATCCGCGTTCTTCAAGCAGTTCGTTGAGCGATTTTTCACGCGCTCCAGTATTTCGTTGATCATGTTTTTCATCTGCTGGTCCATCATCCACTCCTTCCAGGTATTGCATAAACAGGTTTTCTTTCAAAAAGTTCTCCGGGTTCTTGATGTACCGGGCTGGTGTCTTTTTCCGCTGGCAGGCAATAGCATAATTCTCTGCCGCTGCAATCAGGCCAGCTTCCGACACTCCGGCATCAACCGCATTGCAGTATTCCGTCTCTGCCAGATAACCAGTGCAGGTTTTCGGATAGGCTGCGGCAAAATCTGCAAACCGCTCCACGGGGGATATAGGGGGTGTGTTTCTTTCCTTCTTCCCTTCTTTCTTTTCTTCTATTGTTGTCGTTTGAATGTCGTTAGAATGTCGGTTGCCTGTCGGTTGCCTGTCATTTTGCTTGTCGATTGTCTGGTACAAATCGTACTTAACCACTGTAAATACAGTAAATTTGTTTGTCGTTTTGCTTGTCACTTCGCCTGTCTTTTTCAGATGTGAAATTGCGGTGCGGATTTCGCGCTCCGTAAGCCCTGTTTCGCCCGACAGCTTCCCGATGGATGAGACAAACGATCCACGTGGAACCGTTGTCCCTTTGAAATTTCCATCCTTCCAGTTGGCTTTCAGAAGCATATGGATAAACAGCCGGGTTGTATTGATATCTGTGTACCATTCCCATTCCAGTAGCCCGCGGCTCAGCTTTATGTAGTTGCCATCCAATCACTCCACCTCCCGAATCAGCACTTCTCGCCACCTTTCAAATGTCATTTTCATTCCGCCTTCACAACAATTCCATACACCTTATACATCTGCCGGAACCGGATCACTCCCATCTGGTGAGCAATCGTATGGTGCTCCCTGCACAGGCAGATCTTCTTATAACCCGAATCATCCACCTTCCGGCGGTTATTTCCCACACCGATTGCATCTTCATGATGGATTTCCCCATCCTTGCCGCAGATGGCACACTTTTTATGCATTAGGCAGTAATACAGATACCGCCCAATATCATCCGTCCGGTCAATCGCATTGTCTGAAAGTGGGATTCCCCACTCTAAAGCAAATTCCAAGATCGTATTGATAAACTCCCTCGCGGTATCCATCGAACAGTTAGAAAGGCTGAAATAAGGATCTCCTGTACGGATCATATGCTCATACTTCATCCGTTCCTTCATTTCTTCCGGTGGATAGCCTGTCCAGTCTGCAATATCCCGGATCGTTGCATATGCTTTCTTCCTCTGCTCCGCAGAGATATGCCGCCCATCATCAAAGCGGATCTCTGCATTCTTGATCTTCTTTCTCTGGAGCAGACCACCAAGTTTCATTCCCGGAACGGAAACAACAAGATCTGTTCCATCACTGTTTTCCCGGTACTGCTTCACATCTACCATCGTATACATCAGTCATCACCATACTTCGATTTCAGACTGTTCAGCATTGTACCAACATCTTCTGCTGATAAACTGTCCCAAGTCTTTCCGTTGCTCGTGATCCAGTATTCAAGATTCACCTTATGTTTGATGCACAGGTCTTTCAGTATCTTAATATTTGCCGGGCTCGGCTTCTCCTCATTACGAGGAATGATGTTGTTAAAAGGCTGCATTTCTTCTTTGAGCCACAGGTTAAATCCAAGCCCCGTATGAATTGCCACACACTTTACAAAGGACCGGCACATACTGTTCCATACCCTCTGCTGGCTCATGGAATTATCCTTGACCGGATTGGAGCCATTCATCACCGGCGACTGCATTTCATACTCATTTTCATCAATTACAACTTTAATTCGTGTCTCATAACATCGATTTGTATTTCCTTTACTATCTGTGAAATCTTTTGAAACCATGCGCAAAGAACTTCCCGTTCCCTCATCCGGAATCGGCACCCAGTAAACTTTCTTTGCACCATTCTCATGCAGCAGATCAATACATTTCGCCCAATTGAGATACGTCATTCCATCCCGTTCCTGGCAATATGGAGTTACGTCAATTTTGCGCATTTCTTCCCACGATTTAAGTGCCATACATCATATCCTCCAACTTCATTTCCATCTGTCCATCCCTGCCACTTCTATATGCTGCAATGATGTTTTTATTGTTCTCCTTTTTCTTTTCCAGGCAGTCACATGATTCACCCGGATCAAGATGTGCCCCACAATAGGGGCAGGGTCTGTAATACATCACACCACCTTCCGGAAGCATGAAACCATACAATCTTCACAGTAGATTTCTCCGCCAACGTCATAACAATAATCATCCTGAATATGATCCCCACAGCAGACGCACACCGGCCGTTGTTCCAGCCATTCGTCCTGCTCATCCTCATGCATCCGGAAGAAATCATAATTATCCGGGATCGTTTCCATTGTCGGCTCCTTCCTGCAGCAGATCATAAATTGCCTTTGCTTCACCTTTTTGCAGCAGGTCATAGATCCAGTCCGCTGTCTCATCATCCTGTCCGTCTATCAGTGCCGCATAGATCTGCTCCATCGGCTCGTCCATAAGCGGACACGCTGCTTCGGTGTAAATAAATGATCCTGCATTGTTCAGAATCTTTTCTGCGTCCTTGCAGTGCAAATACGCACTTACAAGCGATTCGATTTGACGTAAATTCATATTTTTCACTTGCACATTAAATATATTTCTTGTAAAATAAAGGCATAGCATTTTTAATGCTTATTTTTCTTTTGTTTCCCGAGAGAAATAACCCCCCAATTAGATGGAATCATTGCTTTGGTCGGCTAATTCCATCTTTTTTATTTCCACATCCAACACTTCCTTGAAATCCCCATCATTTTTCTTTTCCTTTCGCGGGTACGTGAGATTCGAAGCTTTATTCGGATATTGCGGATACATACGCTTTATTCCACTGATGTGCATTTTTCTCCTTTCAACTTGCTTTCCGGAGCTTCTGTATACAGTGCTCGGTTTCCTTCCGCTCTCTTTCCACTCTCTCGAGTGTGTATGCCACATGTGCGATCACCGCGCCAGCAATTACCATTCCTGCGGCAATTATCCAGCCAACTCCTTCCGAGTCCATAGCAGTTGCACCGAACATCATAATTGCGACTCCTATTTCAAAAGCTCTTTGTTTCATGTTCTCTCCTTTATAGCTTGTCCGCACAGCCACCGCAGTGGCTACTCTACGCGCTTATAACCTGCGCCAAGCGCAAACTTGTCACACAACTCATCAATTTTGTTCTGAGGTATATCCTTTGGATCAATTTGTTTCCATTCACCGGTTTTAGAATCGATCACAAAGGTTCTGTATGTAGCTTTCTTTGGATATCTTGCCATAAGCCCACCTCCTGTTAATAGGTTATTAACTGTGCCTGTACGTAGTTCTTAAATTCTGTATCTTCCATTTGTGATATAATCTCCTTACAGGACGTTGCCGCGTCCGAGTATCATGAAAGGAGAATACTACTATGGGTAAAGAACTCCATAAACCTGGAACCGATAATTTACCAAAAGGCGAATACCGCGAAGTTGGTCCTCGTGGCGGCGAGGTACCTCATGCACGCCAAGTAACTATTGACCCAGGAGACCGTCTTCCACCAACACAGGAAAAAGGTCGTAAATGGGAAAAAATTTAATTTTCCCGAGAGTCACTTTCTAAGTGGCTCTCAAATTGCGATTCTTTTTTTCCAAAAACATATTGCCTTGCCAAGTATATTTATCTGAATCCATGCCTCTGCATATCGAACTCCATTTTCTCTATACTTGGTAATGTAATGATGTATCACTCTCTCATCCTCCTTCCTTCACAATATGAAATATTATTTTTGTAGCCTAATTTTCTGCTCTTTGTGTCCTCTCTAATCCGTGTTATCCTTCCATTTGCCATATAATTGTGATATTATGCTTAAGAATAAAAGGAGCCAACAACATGATTTCAAAAGATTCATACAAAATATTAAAATTATTCAACAAAAACTACTCTCTTACTGATGATGAAATTAAAAACCTTCCAGATGATGCTTTTTCCGCACTTATAGATTCAAACTATATTAAACGGGATAGTCTTGGATATCCAAACGGCTACCAAGCCGAATACTCTGATTACCACATAACAGACCAAGGAAAAGCATATGTCCAGTCAAAGAGTAAATCTGAATGGTGGTCAAATAATTGGATTGGCATCGTTGGAATGATTTTTGCATTCATATCAGCATTTACTGGTATAATCTCATTATTATTGCAATTGAATTTGCTATAACTCCGACAGAATTTAATATGATGGATATTCTAATTATGAAATATCTCACTTTATCGCTCTTTTCTTCGTTCACTCTCTCATCTCCTTTCTGTTATTAAAAATCAAGCCACATATTCCCTCTCTATCAGTGGTAAAATACCTTCTTGCTTAAGAAGATCATAAAGGAACAGCCTTCCCTTCTGCGTCCAATATGCATGTTCTTTCGAATGTTGCACTCCATTTCCATCTGCATAGTTGTGCGTTTTTGCTTTCAAATATCCCTGTCCCTGATATTTGGAATACAGTACCCATATATCTCCCTGTTTATATTGAATTCCCATATCATGAAGCATAGAATTAAACTTCTTTGCTGACATGCCATAATCTTTAGCAATAACAGTTGTCGCAATAAGGTCTTTACACTGGAGAATCAGATCGTAATATGATGCTTTAGGCTCTAACTGTTCAATAACCTTCTGCTGTTCCACAACCTGTCCACCGAGAAATTTGCATCTATCTTTTAAGCTGCTGATTGTCTGATCTGCCATCCTTAACGCTCTAGCAAATACCTGTTCCGGTGTATTCCATGCCTTCTCTAAATCGATAAGATACTGACGCACGGCTTTGCCTTCTGGTGTTCTCTGAATCATGCAAATCTGTTTTGCCATATCAACAGAAATGTTATAATCTGTAACCTCTCGCCTCACTTCTCTACTTCCTTCCATTTGAACCCGCTCAATTTTGAGCATGTTGAAATCCGTGCCTTCTACGAATCCATACTCAGCCATTCTCGGAAACCAATCTTTAAATGCTGTTCCAATATTCAATTTTTCATGTAACTCTCTTGCTGAAACTGTCTGGTTTTCCATGTCAATGTTAATTAAATCACTCATGTTATTCACCTTTCTCTATAAAAATTTTTCTCAACTCAACAGCTTCTTTGCTGTTCTGGAGAATACTCTCCTTAAAATCGTTACTATCTAATGCCACCAACTGAATGAGCAGTGACGCTTTCTTAAGACCTTCCTGTTTTCCACGTTCATATCCGATGCGATACGCTTCTCTTTCCTGCTGTGTCATAAATTCTGATTTGTTCATATTCCCGCCATTATGATTGGCATTTTCTCACTCTCCCTTCTTATGCAATTTGTTCGCATCCTTATTCAATCCTTATTCTTCTCGTTGCTGCTGTTCACTTTTCCCAACCGACATGATATAATTCCTTTATCAAATCTTTGGAGGCTTAGTATGGATAACAGCTTACATAACCTAATCATGGACTCTTGTATGGATGAATCCGTAAAAATAAATCAGCATCTCGACTTACTTGCCGAAGAAAATAGCGCGTCTTTGCGCCGCCAGATAGCAGCATTAGAAGATATTTCTAACCATACAAAAGATCAAGCAAATTCTTTAAAAGAGCATGTTGACCTATTAACTGAACAAGTCAACATCGCACACCAAAACGCTATTAATGCTAAAAAAGATGCTATTTTCTCTCGTGTAATATCTATCATCTCCTTGCTTATTAGTTTTCTGGCATTTATTTTTTCAATAATATAGCCACTACAAATGCAATCATAGAAACTACTAAGGATAGATATGATAAGAACCAAGTTGGAATATTATCAAACCACTTGATAAAAGACTCTATAATTTTTTTGATGATCTTCACATTCTCACTCTCCTTTCCATCGTGCACGTTTTGTGCTCTTATTGGTCAAAAAAAATAAAGTTGACTGATCTTTTGTAATACTTTGCGAGCCTCATTTTAATATCATCACGAGGTATACGCTCTCCCTGCTCATACATTGCCAAAGCAGAAGTACTTATTCCACAAGCTTTCGCAACCGTATCTCTGCTTTTATCTCCTCTTAATTTGAGGAGACGTTCTGCAATCGCTTGTTTATTCAATCTCCCACCTCCTATATTTTTTGTGCACGTTTCGTGCTTAGTTTTAATATACACGTACTGTGCACATATGTCAAGCACAATTTGTGCATTTTTTTGTTTACTTTAATACACGATGCGTGTATAATATGCTTAAAGATATACGGAGGTATTAAGCATGGCTCAATTTGATAAGATATTAAAATTATTGAGAAACGAAAAAAATATGTCCCAGCAAGAACTCGCTGATGCCCTTGGAATATCCAAAAGTTCTATAAATATGTATGAGCGAGGCGAACGGCAACCAAATTTTGAAGTGTTAGAAACAATTGCCGATTTCTTCAATGTAGATATTGATTATTTGTTAGGACGAACAAACAAAACAACCAAAATAATAAATCCAAACACCATTGCTGCACATTTTGACGGTGATGAATACACACCAGAGGAACTCGATGAAATCAAAGCATTTGCAGAATTTGTCAAGTCCAAAAGAAAATAGTCCTTTTTATTGGACAATACATAGTTTAGAATGCGGTGGAGGTGATTATAATGAATAAATTTGAAAAATTATGCCAGACCGCTTCTGATATAGATGTTGACATTGTAGACTATCCATTCACCAGCGATCGTTTCAAAGGTTTGTATTGTGATGGAACCATCTCACTCAATCAAGATATATGTGCCGATTCAGAAAAAGCTTGTATCCTGGCCGAAGAACTCGGACACCATTTCACTACTGTAGGGAATATTACAGATCAGAAGGAAACCGAAAACCGAAAGCAGGAACGACGAGCACGGGTCTGGGCATACAATGAAATGATTTCCCTATCGGATTTAGTGGATTCATATAAAGATGGATGCCGAAGCAGATATGAAATTGCAGAACATCTGGAAGTAACAGAAAAATTTTTACAAGAATGCTTGGACTATTTTCACGAAAAGTACGGTTTATGCACAAAACAAGATAACTATTTGATATATTTCGAACCTCTTGGTGTTCTTGAATTATATTCATAATACCAGAAAGGAATTAGTTTACCTATGAAAAAAATATTAAATTACATCTGTAAAATATTTTGCGGAATTTTGGGAATTACGTTTCTTGTATTCTTTTTTGGTAGTGCTATTAGCTATTTTGAAATTAAAAAGCATCCTATAGGGGATATAATATTTTCTTTGATATTTTTGCTACTTGGTATTGTTTTATTAAAAGTTGCTGTTAGAAAACAGCTTAAAGAACACTTATTCAATCAAAATCCAACTACGGAAAAAGAAATTTCTTCGTCCTCTGACCAATATATAACACTTGGAAATTCCATTGTTCATACAGACAATTCTCCAATTACTGATGAAGAAATTCCATACCTTATGCAATTAGGATATGAAGAATCATTGCGACAAACTGGACAATACAATGGCGAAGTCCTTGACGCCTCATTTGTAGTCCAAAGTCTTGCCGAAAAAAAGAATGCAACTATTATTCCAGCATACCAAGAAATAATTAATTTTCCAACCAACTGTTCTTCAAATATTTTTTCCACAGATATTTTCTTTCTAAAATACATCAATGGGCGTTCTGTGGAAAATGCAAATATTGCGCAATATTGGTACTATGAATATGGATTAAATTATGCGAATGAATTAAAAAAGCTCTACTCATCCGATATATTAAGAATTTCAAATGTCAATATTTCAAAATTAAAAGTTGCGGATTTAAAAAATATACTTCGCCATTTTAATCTCCCATTATCAGGTAAGAAAGCTGACTTAATGAATCGGATTTTAGATAATATATCATCAGAAGATTTATCTTCCTTTTTAGGCGATTCAATTCATTATTTTTGTGCAACAAATAAAGGAATTTCTCTCATCGAATCGTTAAACGATTCGGCAACTTTCAATTTAGAGTTGGAGAATGAAGCCATTTCTTTAATATTAGATTATGATTATGAGGACGCTTTTAATTTAATTTGGGATTACAAAAAGCAGACACCTGCTGAAAAGAATACTCATTATGAATACAGCTCCAATATGGATGAAACATATGATTCTATAATGACCCCTTGTGGATTCTTTTATACATTAGAAAAAGACCGCGATATAGAGGAAAAAATAAGAGCAGCAATAGTCTTTTGCAGAATGTATGGCCTAGGGCAAGATAAAATTCGTAAACTAATAATGAGAATTTACAAAGAAAATGATCATATTTTTTCAGAAGATGCAAAAAATTTGATCAATGGCAGACTTCTATAATACGTATACAAGTACCTTGACAATATAATACACTTACCCGGGAAGCCGAGGAACGGTTGCATCTACTCCGAGCCTGTGAAGGGGGATGATGCCGATGGTTACATATTCTGATCTATTCACGTTTGTGATAATGATATGTACTATTGTTACACTAGTTTGTAATTTCAGACATAAAAAATAACCGTCCAGCTCCTGAGAAAAGTTGACGGTTATTTTCCATTGATTTTTCGCCGGAGTAGATAGCTGACACCTATCTATCGGCTTTCCTGTTAAGTGTATTATATGTCATACATACATTTTTGTCAATTTAAAACCGCCCTGCTCTACCAAAGCAAGGCGGTAAGCTCCCGAATGATACGAAAGCCCTAAGCAAGCATATTGTATCATTCTCGGAGCAGCTATGCAAGCGGAACACCCGTTCCACGCTGGCTGTTATTTTTGTACCCAAAAACATACACTATAGAGAAAGAGGTGTAATATGCCATGAAAGAAACCTTATCTGAACGCAAAACCGGCGCGATCTACATCCGTGTATCCACCGACAAGCAGGAAGAACTTTCTCCGGATGCGCAGCTTCGTCTGCTGATGGATTATGCGAAAACCAACCACACCGATATCCCCATGGAATATATTTTTCAGGATAACGGGATCTCCGGTCGGAAAGCAAACAAACGTCCTGCATTTCAACAGATGATTGCGCTGGCGAAGTCCAAAGAGCACCCGATCGATACGATCATCGTGTGGAAATTCTCCCGTTTTGCCCGGAATCAGGAGGAATCCATTGTGTACAAATCACTCCTGAAAAAGAACAACGTCGATGTGGTGAGCGTGTCCGAGCCACTTATCGACGGACCGTTTGGCTCCCTGATCGAGCGGATCATCGAGTGGATGGACGAATACTACTCGATCCGCCTGTCCGGGGAAGTGATGCGCGGCATGACACAAAATGCGCTGCGTGGACATTATCAAGGGGATGCCCCGATCGGCTACCAGTCCCCGGGCAATAAAAAACCTCCGGAAAAAGATCCGAAAACCGTACAGATCCCGATCATGATGAAAGATCTACTGCTCTCCGGTTCTTCCCTGCTGCAGATTGCACGAAAACTCAACGAACAGGGCTATCGCACGAAACATGGAAACCTCTGGGATGCCCGCGGCGTGCGCTATGTATTGGAAAATCCGTTTTATGCCGGTATCTCCCGGTGGAACTATACGGATCGGGGGCGACAACTAAAACCGGCAGATGAAGTTATATACACCAAAGGCAACTGGGAACCTTTGTGGGATAAAGCCACACTGGAAGAAATCAAAAAACACCTTGCCATGAATATGCGAAAAGCAAAGTCCAGAGATGTATCCACCGCCAAACACTGGCTGAGTGGTCTGCTGATCTGCTCCTCCTGCGGTGGCACGCTGGCATATTCCGGTACAAAAAACAGCAGAGGTTT